TCACCGATGACGACCTGCGCATGGCCCTGCGCGATGAGGCCGATCCGGTGCTCTACTGGCCGGCGGCCATTCTCGACGACGCGGACCGGCGCCTGCTGGGCACGCAAACCCAAGTTGTCCGCCTGAGCGACTGGACGATGGCGAAGCAGGCCGTGAGCCGCACGGGTCAAGATTTCGGATTGGACGCGTATTGGCGCGTGCAGCCGACGATCGAATCAGCGTCCGCAGTATTGCGTGACCGCAAGCCCACGGGGACCGAGGTGTACCTGTTTTACGGCGGCGGGGACGACGTCTATGTCGCGATTCTGAAGCCCACCCGAAACCGAGTGACTGGCGTGGATGAGGTGTATCTGGACTCGTTCCGGCGCTCGAATGCGCGCGAACTGGCGCGCGCGCGGCGCCGATTCGAAGTGGTGCGGGAATGAGGCGGCTCCGGGGATGGACTCGCATGCCCCATCTTCGGGTTCGCCCTAGTGGGCGCTCTGCCGTGGCGAGATATTTACGGCACACCGGAGCCTTCGGGAGATTCTAGCATCATGACCGACACCATCACCCTAACGCTCGACGATGCCGCCGCGCAGGCCGCCTTTGCCGACTTGGCAAAGCGCTGCACGGACATGACGCCGCTGATGCGCAGGATCGCCGGCCACCTGCAGAGCGTGGCCGACGATTCCTTCGAGTTCGAGCGCGCGCCCGATGGCACGCCGTGGGCCGACCTGTCGCCCATCACCAAGGCGCTGCGCGAGCGCCGCGGCGCATGGCCCGGAAAGAAGCTGCAGGTCAGCGGCGCGCTCGCGCTGTCGTTCGCCACCGACTACGGCCCGGCCTTCGCCGAAATCGGCAGCAACGCACCGTATGCGCGCCTCCAGCACAAGGGCGGCATGGCGGGCCGCGGCCGCAAGGTGTCGGTGCCGGCCCGCCCGATCATCGGCATTTCTGCGGAGGCACACGCCGCGATCGAGGATGACGTCATTGCCTGGCTCGATCTTCGCCGATCCATCGCCTGACGCTGGCGAGCGCCGCAGCGCGCCTGTGCGCCGCTCCACGCGCCCCGCGCGGCGCTGATACCACTCGCAGCCCGCTCGGCGCGGGAAATGCGCTCTGCGGACGTTTAACACGCATTCCGTCCGACGCGCATGGAGCGCACCGCCGCACCAGCTCGCGCGCGCGAAGAAAAAGCTTTGGAACCGGACCGATTACGCGGCCGCGGCGAATGCCCACGATGCGCCGCATGCCCAACGCAGCGCTCCCCGAAGTCGAGATTTTCCGCGCCGGCCGACACGTCGCTGTCGACGGCACCGTCGTCGACGTGTCGCACGCCGACCTCGCCGCCATCGCCGCCGCCTACGACCCGGCCCTGGGCGAGGCGCCGCACGTCGTCGGCCATCCCAAGCTCAACGCGCCCGCCTACGGCTGGGTGAGGAAACTGGAGGCGCGCGACGGCGTGCTGCTCGCCGCGCAGAACGACCAGGTCGATCCGGCCTTCGCCGACTTCGTCGCTGCCGGCCGCTTCAAGAAGCGCTCGGCCTCATTCTTTTTGCCCAACTCGCCGGGTAACCCCAAGCCCGGCGCCATGTACCTGCGCCACGTCGGCTGGCTCGGTGCCGCTGCGCCAGCGGTAACGGGATTGCGCGACGTGCAATTCGGCGCCGACAGCGAAGGCGTCGTCGAGTTCGGCGCCACGGTGCGCCCGTGGACGTTCCGCACCATCGCCGACGTGCTCAGCCGCATCCGCGACTACTTCGTCGAGCGCGACGGCGTCGAGAAAACCGACCAGGTATTGCCGCGCTACATGATCGACTCCATCGCCGACGGCGCCGACGAGCCCGACAGCGACGATGCAGCCGCGTCCATTTCCCCCAGTTTCGCGGCGCCCGCCGCGGCGCCCCCCACGGAGACTGCCATGCCCGAGAACACCGCCGATTTCGCGGCGCGCGAGAGCGCGCTCAATACCCGCCAGCAGGAGATCGACCAGCGCGAACAGGCGCTGCGTGAGCGCGAGAACGCGGCGCGCCGCGCCAGCGTCGTCGAGTTCGCGGCCGGCCTGGTCAAGGCGGGCAAGCTGCTGCCGCGCCAGCAGGGCGCCATCGTCGAGCTGCTCGTCAATCTCGAATCCGCCGAGCAACCGGCCACGCTCAACTTCGCCGCGGCCGACGGCACGCCGCAAGCCGTGCAGGCCGGCGCCGCGCTGCGCGCCTTCCTCGGCGAGCTGCCGGCGCAGGTCGATTTTGCCGAGCGCGGCGCCGATGCGCATGCCGGCGCCAACGCCGTCGACTTCGCCGCGCCTGGCGGAACGATGGTCGATCGCGATCGCCTCGACATGCACGCCAAGGCCGTCGCCTGGCAGCAGTCGCACCCCAACGCCAGCTACGTCGACGCCGTGCGCGCCGTCGGCGGCTGACCCGCACTTACCAGGAGCCACCCATGTCACAGAACCACTCGCTGCTCTCGCTCGCGATCATCGGCGCCACCGCCGCGCTCGCGGCCAACCGCTTTGCGACCGCCGCCGGCGCCTATCCCGCCGCCAAAGGGCCGGCCTTCGGCGTCACGCAGTCCGCCATCGACCTGGGCGGCTCCGGCACCGCCGACGTGCTCGGCACCGCCGTCGCCACCGCCGGCGGCGCCATCACCAAGGGCGACTATGTCCAGGTCGCGGCCAGCGGCAAGGTCGTTACGCAGAGCGACGGCGTGACCGTCGGCCTTGCGCTGGAGGACGCCTCCGATGACGGCGACCTCATCGAGGTGCTGCTCATCCCGAGCGCGCCGGCCGCCTCGCAGGCCACCTGACGCGCCGCCACCCGCATCCACCAAGGAAACCGTCATGCCCCAGATGAATCCGTCCCAAGCCCGCGTCGTCGACCCGATCTTGTCCAACTACGCCCGCGGCTACCGCCAGCGCAGCCTGATCGCCACCGCGCTGTTCCCGATCGCCTTCGTCAGCATGTACGGCGGCAAGGTGATCGAGTTCGGCAAGGAATCGTTCCGCCTGTACTCGTCGCAGCGCGCGCCTGGCTCCACCACCAAGCGCATCACGTTTGGCTACGAGGGCAAGCCCTTCGCCATCGTGCCCAGCGCGCTCGAGGCCACCGTGCCGCGCGAAATCATGCGCGACGCCTCGCAGGTGCCCGGCATCGACCTCGGCAGCCGCGCGGTCAGCACCGTGCTGCGCTCGCTGCTGCTGGAGCACGAATACGCCGCATCGCAGATCGCGCGCACCGCGGCCAACTACGACGCCAACCACAAGCTCGCCCTGGCCGGCACCGACCGCTGGACCTCGGACACCTCCACGCCCATCAAGGACGTGCAGGCTGCGCGCGAGGCCATCCGCAGCTCCATCGGCGTGTATCCGAACACGATGATGATTTCGGCGCGCACGTACTCGGCGCTCAAGAGCCATCCCGACCTGATCGGCCGCACCGCCAACAACGCGCTGCGCACCGTCACGCTGGACACGCTCAAGGCGGTGTTCGAGGTCTCCAACATCGTGATCGGCGAGGCCGTCGTCGCAGATGCCTCCGACTCGTTCGGCGACGTGTGGGGCAACGACACCGTGCTCGCCTACGTGCCGGAAAACGGCACCGACGCCGGCGCCACCGGCATCGCCAACGCGGAGGAGCCGAGCTACGGCTACACCTACGCGATCGAGGGCATGCCGCTCGTCGAGCAGCCCTATTGGGACGCCAACGCCAAGAGCTGGGTGTACGGCGTGTCCTACGACAACTCGCCGGTGCTCACCGGCATGACCGCCGGCTTCCTGTTGCAGAACACGGGCGCTGCCGCGGCCTGACCCTACGCCTCGTCGGGAGAGGGAACGACGCCGCTGATCCTGTCGTGACAGCCGGAGAGACGGCACCACCCCAAATTGGAGATGCGGCCATGCCGAATTTCACCTACACCGCGATCGAGCCGTTCAAGATCGGCGGCAAAGTCGTAAAGCCTGGCGAGCAGATCGTGTGCGACGAGGAAACCGGCGATACGCTCGTCGGTGAAAGCCTGGTCGAACTCGCGTCCGACGAACCCGTCGACGTGACGCCGGCGGAGCCGGTCGCGAAGAAGGTCGGCGCAACGGCCAAGTCGGCCGCGGCGAAGAAGGCGGCTGCGAAGAAGGCGCCGAAGTGAGCGCGCCGCGTGTCACCGTCGCCGACCTCGAAGCCGAGATCGCCAGCGAGCACTTCTTCACCGGCTTCGACGGTGCACTCGGTGCGCTGTCGGACACCGATTCCGATCCCGTGCTTGCGGCGACCAAGCTCCCCGAGACGTTGCACCTGCTCACGTTCTGCGTGCTGGTGCTCCGCAACGGCATCAAGGTCACTGGCGAAAGCGCCTGCGTCAGCGCGGCCAACTTCGACGCCGAAATGGGCCGCCAGATCGCCCGCGCAAACGCCATCTCCAAGATGTGGCCGCTGCTCGGCTTCCGCCTCGCCGATCGCGTGGCGCGGGAGCAAAGCTGATCATGTACGTCACGCCCGCCAGCCTCGCCGAGCTCCCCGGCGCGCTCGAAATCAGCCAGGTCGCCAGCACCGAGCACGACGCCGACTTGGTCAAGCCCGCGCTCATGGAGCTCACGCTGCGCGGCGAGCCGCGCGACGCGTACAGCCCCGACGACATGGCCGCGGCCGACGCCGCAATGGCGCGCGTCACCGCAGCCATTGCCGACGCCGATGCCACCATCGACGGCTACCTGCGCATGCGCAGCTACCGCCTGCCGCTCGACCCGGTGCCGCCGATCGTCACCACCTGGGCGCGCGCGATCGCGCGCTACTACCTGCACAAGCACCTGCTCAGCAGCGAGGCCAAAGACCCGATCGTTCGCGATTACCAGGACGCGCTCAAGTTCCTCGGCCTGGTCGCCGCCGGCAAGTTCTCGCTGGGCGCCGGCGACGTGGTCGCGCCGACCGGCGCCGGCATGCCGCAGGCCTGCGCCGCGCCGCGCGTGTTCGACCACCACACGCTCAAGGATTTCGTCGATCCATGAACGTGATCTTTCCCGTCGCGCCGGTCGTCGTGCAGATCGAGCAGAACGTGCCGCGCGCGAAGGTCGTGGGCATTGCCGCCGACCTCGACACCGCGCTCAAGACGCCGCCCAACGTGGCCGCCGCCGCCTACGTGCTGCAGAACACGCAGGCGAAAGAGCCGCAGTACTCCACCGGCGACGACGCCTATGCGCAGGACGCGGCGACGACGATTCAGGTTGTGCTGTGGCTGCGCAATTACGCGCAGGCGCGCACCGGCGCCGCAGCGCGCGCCGACATGGACGCCTTCACCAACGAAGTGGCCACGGCACTGATCGGCTTTGCGCCGGACAGCGTCGCGCCCGACGGATTTCGCGCGCTCTGGTTTCGCGGCGCAAAGGACGAGTTCTACGACGCCGCCTGGCTGGTCAGCCAGATGGCGTTCCAATCCGAATTCATCATCGGGAGGTAAGCATGACCAGGAACACCCCACGCAAGCACAAGCGCAGCCAGGCGCCGTTCCCGAGCCGGGGCGGCAGCTGGCTGCACCAGGGCGGCAAGCTCGTGCGCGAGGCCGCGCCGGCCGCAGCGCCGGCCGCAGCGGCAGCCGTGCCGGCGCCCGCCGCGGGCAAGCCCAAGCCCGCCGCGCCGCGCGGCTAAGCGCGGCAACCTCACAACCACAGGAGCGCCGTCATGGCCCAGCCCAATCTCAGCTATTTCTCCCAGCGCAACGTGCTCATCAAGGCACAGCCGACGCTGGACACCGACCCGACGCCGGCGCCGGCCACGGACGGCTTCCGCCTGTTTGACTCCAAGAGCGCGGTCGCCGACGACACCGTCGAGCTGCCCGTCGACAAGTCCTATCTCGGCGCCGATGACTTCGCCAAGGCCAACCCGCGCGGCACCGTCGAGGGCGACTTCGAGATCTACCCGCCGGCCAATCCGGGCACGGGCGACGCGTACTGCGGCCGCATCCTGCTGCCGTCCGGCTGGGGCGTCACCAAGGACGCTGGCGCCAAGGTCACGCGCTACTCGCCGGTGAGCGAAGACATCCCGATGGTGGCCATCCGCAACAACCACAGCGGGATCTACATGAACCTGCTGAACGCGCGCGGCACCACCTCGGCGCTCACGTTCGAGATCGGCAAGCGCGTGAGCGGCCACGTGCTGCTGCAGGGCGACTACGACGTGATCACGTCGCAGGCGTTCCCGACCGGCGTCGTGTTGCCCGCCGTCGATTCGCACATCCTCACGGAGAAGAACACGGTCTGCCTCATCAGCACCGAGGCCGGCGATTACGGCCCGACGCCGACCGTGAGCGATCCGCTCGATGAACTGCACGTGTGGGCCAAGTCGCTCGTGATCGACACCGGCATGGGCCTGCAGAAAGAGGCCTACACCGAGCACGCGGAAAACAACTTCGACGGCCGCAAGGGCGCGTTCACCCTGGTGCTCGCGAAGACCGACATCGACGGCGACTTCAATCCGTTCTGGTGCAAGGACATGGGCGTGATGATCCGCATTGCGTTCTACGCCTACCGCTCCAACGCGAAGGACGGCCTGTACACGATGGGCTACGCGCGCGGAAAGATCGAGTCGGTCGAGGAGACCGACAACCAGGGCAAATACGGCTGGACCATCAAGGGCCGCTGCCTTGGCACCGAGACCAACGCCGGCGGCGACCAATACGGCCTGGAATTCGGCGACGCCTCCGAGCCCTGATCGCCGGCTGCTTCACCTGTACGCGGCCGCGCACAGCGGCCGCGCATTCCCCGACAACCCGACCACCCAAGGAAAAGCAATGAGCGAGAACAGCACCCTCAAGATCAACGTCGACACCACCGTGCCGCGCCGCATTCCGCTGCTGTGGCCCAAGCCCGACACGCGAGTGCCCGAGGCGCACCGCCCCAAGCCGCAGCTCGACGGCTTTGTCGACTGCGAGTACCAGTACTTTTCCAACGATGAGCTCGAGGCGCAGGACGCGGCCATCGAGGCCGGTGAGCTCGACCGCATCGACCGCTTCCACATGCTCGTACCGGTCATCAATGGCCTGCCGCTCAAGGACGGCCAGAGCCCGCGCGAGTTCCTCGACACCTTCAAATACGGCGCCGTGATCCGCGCCGCCATCAATGCCGATTACTTCGAGTTCATCGGCGAGGGCCGCCGGGGAAACTCCGGCAAGCGGCGCTGATCTGGACCGGCCTGCGCCGCCCGAGCCCGAGCGCCGATCACGACGATGACGACGATCCAGGCAACAGCGGCGCACTGCCGGAAATGGTCACGGAGTCCTTCGGCGAGGCCGAAGGGTTCTCCGGCGGCAACCGCGGCGGCGCCATCGAAATCCGCCTGTGGGCCTGCAACGTGCTGGCGTTCGCCGTGTTCCAGCTATGCCGCGTCGAGTGCACCAGCATCAGCCAGGGCATGGCCGGCGGCACGCTGCACTGGACGGGCATTTCGCCGCAGCAGATCGCCTCGGCGAGTTGGCTGTGCAGGGTGCCGCGGGCGCGCCGTTTCGAGGTCGCCAGCGACGTGGCCTACATGGGCGACCGCGTAGCCGCCGAGCGCAACCAGCGCGACCGAGCGCAGTAGATCCGATCATAGGAACCGACCGTGGCCGACGCCGTAGTTACCCTGCGCATCAACACCGACGGCAGCGCCGCAGTCACCGGCGTGCGCCAGCTCGCCGCCGAAACCGACCGCGCCGCGCAGCGCATGACCGCCTCGTTCACGTCCGCGCGCGCCAGCGTGCAGTCCATGAGCGAGCAACTGCGCCTGGCGCGCGATTACGTGCTCGGCTTTGCCGGCCTCCATTTCGGCAAAGAGCTGATCGCCGGCATCGTGGAGGCGAACACCAGGCTCAGCGGATTCCGCTACGGGTTGGAAGCTGCGACCGGCAGCTCGGCCGCGGCGAAAGAGCAACTCGCCTACGTGCGCGCCGAGTCCGACCGGCTCGGCATTTCGCTGGAGGACTCCGCCGCCACCTTCGTGCGCCTGGCCGCCGCAACCAAGGGCACCGCGCTCGAGGGCGAGGGCGCCCGCAAGGTCTTTACCGGCGTGGCCGAGGCCGCGCGCACGCTGCACCTTTCCGGCGCGGAAACGCAGCAGGCGCTCACCGCGCTCGACCAGATGATGAGCAAGGGCACCGTGCAGGCGCAGGAGCTCAAGCTGCAGCTCGGCAACGTGCTGCCCGGCGCCATGCACATCGCCGCCGACGCAATGGGCGTGACCACCGCACAGCTCGACAAGATGATGGAGCGCGGCGAGCTCGTCGCCGAGGACTTCCTGCCCAAGCTCGCCGCGCGCCTGCACGAGCTCTACGGCGCCACCGCCGGCGAGGCCGCCAATTCGCCCGCCGCGCAGCTGGAGCGGCTCAAGAACGCCGCGTTCGAGCTCAAGGCTGCGATCGGCGACGCCGGCTTCATGACCATGCTGGCCAGCGGCGCCACCGCGCTCGCACACGCGCTCACGCTCGTGGTGCAGTCCGGCGCGCTCGACGTGATCGTGCGCGGCCTGGCCGCCGTCGCCTTCGGCGCGGCCGCCGCGTGGGCCGTGGGCGCGCTACGCACGTGGATCACGAGCATGGTGCTGGCGCGCGTGGCGATCGAGGGCGCGGCCACGGCGCAGACCGGGCTCAACCTCGCGATGAAGGCCAACCCGATCGGCCTGGCCGTGACGGCGATCGCCGCGCTGTACGAGGCCTACCAGTACCTGGCCGATTCGGAGCGCCAGGCCGCCGAGGAGCAGCGCCAGGCCTTCGCTGACGAGCTCGGCAGCCTCGATGCGCTGATCGCGAAGTACCACGAGCTGGGCCAGGCCAAGAACTCCGGCCAGTACGGCCCCACGCTCGGCGAGCGCAACGACCTCAACACCGCCGGCGTGCAGGCGCTGGCGCAGGCGCAGGCCGACCTCAAGCAAAAGGAGTTGGAGCTGGCCGACGCGCAGGCCGGTTTGAATGCCATCCAGCAGGCCGTTGCAATGGGCATGGGCGAGGCCGCCCTGGACGTCAATCGTTACGCCGAAAAGGTGGCGACGCTGACCCCGCAAGTCGATGAGCTGAAGGCCAGAATTGCGGAATTGACACCAGAGGTCGCGGGAAACAGCGACGCGCTGCGCGCCGCATCGCCGCTGGTCGTCCAGTTCGGCGACGACGCGGCCGGCGCCGCGGGGGGCGTCGACAGCTTCACGGCTGGGCTCGATGCCATGCTCGCGTCAGCGGACGCGCTCAATGCGAGCGATGCAGCCAAGGCGGCGTTCGACAAGCTCCGGGAAGCCTCCGACCGAGCGACCGAAAAATTGCAGGCGGCCAAGGAAAAGACGGCGGAGTATCGCGAGGAACAAGAGCGCTTGATCCTCACCAACGCGGTGCTCGTCGACCACCTCGACGGTCCGGCCATCGCTGCGCTGAAGGCGCAGATCGACGCGATGAACGCCAACATCACGGCGGCCGACAATCTCGGCAAGCGCCACCGCGCCGCAGCCAAGGACATCACCGACAGCGCCGCCGAAGCCGCCCGCGCAGAGAAGGGCTTGGCCGACATGCTCGACAGCCTGCGCGGTTCTTTGGGCGAGTCTGCCAAGGCGCAATCCGATTACAACAAGGGCATGCGCGAGCTGCAGGAGCGCGCGTATGCCGTGGCCATCGCCGGCGGCGACGTGGCCCAGGCGATCGCGCAATGGCAAGAGGGCGAAGTGCTGCTCAAGCAGCAGCTCGCGCAGACCAACGCGGAAATCGCCAAGCACGCCGACGTGCTCGGCAACTATCTGGCAGAAGTCGCCGACCAGAACGCCTTGCTCACCATGACCGACCGCGAAAAGGCGATGGCCGACGCGGTGGCGAAGGTCACCGACGGATACCGCAAGCTCAACCCGGTCGCGGCGCAAAACAAGACGTTCATGGATGCGGTGACGAACGCCGCGCGCCAGGCCGCCGGCGCGAACTACGACTTGGCGGCATCGCAGAAAGCGATCCATTCCGCTGACGACATCGTCAAGGAACTGGACGACGGCCCATACGCGAAACAGCTCGAGCAACTGGACCAGTTGCAGGCAGCGATCGCCGCCGTCGGCGATGCCAACAGCAAGCTGTACGACCCGGCCAAGTTGGAGCAGTACACGGCGGCGCAAGCGCGCCTGAATCAGCAAGTCGCCGGCATGAAGCTGGAATCCGCCGGTCAGGCCATCGCTGCCGGTCTCACCAGCTTGCAAAAACTGGCCGGCGAAGGCACGCAGGCTTACGCTCAGATGCAGGTCGCGATCGACGCCGCGAACATCGCCGCAGCGATCGGCGCGATCGTCAATCAGGGTATGGGCGATCCCTACACCGCGTTCGCCCGCATCGCCGCGATGGCCGCGCTCATGGCCACTTTCGTCGGCGACCTGGGCGCAGCCACCAGCGCTGGTTTTACCGATACCGCCAAGCAGCGGCAGGAAAGCCAAGGCACCGGCACCGTGCTCGGCGACGCCGATGCGAAGTCCGACAGCATCGCCAAGGCCATCGACATCACGGCCAAGGCAACGACCACGCTGGTCGGCCTCAACCGCGGCATGCTCAACGCACTGCAGGCGCTGCAGAACGCGCTCGGCGCCGCCGGCAACCAGCTGGCGCGCGGCGCTGGCAATGTCGATTTCGGCCCGGCCGGCGGCAGCACGAAGGGCCTGCTCGGCCTTGACCCGCTCGGCAGTGCGCTCACCAGCGATCCCATCGGCGGCGCGATCGGCAGCTTCCTGTGGGGCGGCAGCAAAAAGATTACGGACCAGGGCATCGTCATCATGGGCGGCACGCTCCTGGACATGCTCGACACGATCATGGTCGGCGCGTACCAGACCGTCGAAACCGACGGCGGCCTGTTCGGCAGCAACAGCTCCAAGGACCGCATGTCGGACGTGTCCGACACCTTCGGGCGACAATTCCAGCTGGTCATCGGCTCGATCGTCGACACCGTCCGCGAGGGCGCGCGCGCGCTCGGCCTGCTGCCCGCTGACATCGAGGCGGCCATCGCACAGTTCCACGTCGAGGAAATCCGCATCAGCCTGAAGGGCTTGAGCGCGGAAGACCAGCAGAAGGAATTGGAAGCGGTATTCAGCAGCCTGTTCGACGGCCTCGCCGGTGCGGTCGTGCCCTTCATCGCGCAATTTCAGCAAGTCGGCGAGGGCCTCGGCGAGACGCTCGTGCGCATCGCCACGGAAGTGCAAGTGGCGCAGCAGGCCTTCGCGCAGCTGGGCCTTGCTGTCGACGAGACCGATCCGGAGCGATTCGCGCAGATTGCCGACGGCCTGATCCAGGCCGCGGGCGGTCTCGACGAGTTCATCGGCAGCATGCAGTCGTTCGTGTCGAACTTCGCGCCCCAGTCGTACCAGTTTTCCGTGCAGGCCGGCGCGCTCTCCTCGGCGCTCGCGCAGGTGGGCCTGTCGCTGCCGGCGACCCGCGACGGCATGTGGGAACTCATGCAATCGCTCGATGCCACCACCGCGCAGGGCCAGCAGCAGATCGCCATGCTGCTCCAGCTCGCGGGCGCGGCAGACCAGTATTACGACGCGCTCGACAAGCAACGCGAGCAGTACGCCGAAGTGCTCGGCCCGCTCGGCCTGCTCGGCCCGCAGCTCAGCGAGTTCGGCAAAGGCATTGCGGCAATCCGCGACAGCGAAGCCGGCGCGCTCGATGCCGCCGACGCGCTGGCGCGCGCGCAGGGCCGCGAGGGCGCGAGCACGCGCCAGATCGCGCAGATCCACGATTGGGCGAGCAGGCAGGTCGCGGCCGCGCTGCGCCGGCTGCAAACCGAAACGCGCGACATCATCGCTAAGCTCAGCGGCGGCATCCCGGCGTCGCTCGATGCGATCAATGAGCAGATCTCCAAACTGGAAGGCACTGCCGGCGACACCTCGCAGATTTCGGACGCGCAGACCGCCAGCAACCAGCTGTTCGAGTCGTGGAAATCCGGCATCAAGTCCGTACAGGACTATCTGGACTCGATGCTGCTCGGCGACCTCTCCGCGCTCACGCCGGAGGAACAACTGGCGGAAGCGAAGCGCCAGCTCGTCAGCACACAGCAGGCTGCGCTCGGAGGCGACGCCGAGGCGCTGGCCAAGCTGCCGCAGATGGCCGATGCGTTCCTTCGGCTTGAGCGTAACTTCGATGCGTCGGGCGCCGACTACGGCGCGCAGTTCGATTGGGTTCGCCAACTGCTGGGCAGCGTCGCCGGCATCAAGAACCCCGGCACTGAAGGCGGTACGTCGCCGATCGCCGTCGCCGTCAGCGCATCGCCCGAGCTGCAAGCGCTCTATGCCGCGCGCGACGCCGCGCTCGCGCAGCAAGAGGCCGACTATCGCGCCCAGCTCGCGCAGCAGCTCGTCCAGAACCTGCACGATCTCGCGGTCGCCACGCGCACGCCGATCCTGGACATGATCGCGCTGCAGGGTTACGCGCTCGACAAGATCGCGGCCGACATGGGCATCGACCTGCAGAACTTGACCGGCGAGAGCGTGCTCGCCCTGGGCGAGATGGCGACCACGCTCGGCCTCAACCTCACCGACCTCACCACTGCGCTCGGCCTCAACCTCACCGACCTCGGCGCCGGCGTCACGGAGCTGACGACCAAGCTCGGCATCGACCTTGGCAACCTCACGGTCCAGTCGACCGAGACGCTCGCGCAGCTGGCCAACAGCCTCGGCGGCGACCTCGCCGACCTGGCCACGAGCGTCGGCGTCGACGTGGGCAAGCTCACGGACAAGCAAAGCCTGCTCAATGAGGCGCTGGCCGACACGATCGACGGCCTGCCGGACGGCACGCGCGATCAGCTCGCGCCGCTACTCGAAGCGATCACGGACGCGACGACCGAAGCCGACGCCAACAGCGCGATCCAAGCCCTCGAAGATGCGGTCAACCTGCTCGCGCCCGACATCCGCGACCAGCTCGCGCCGTACCTATCCGGCGTCGACAAGCCCGACGCACTCACCGACTTGGACTACCTCGGCCGGCTGCAGGACATCGGCAGGGACCAGCTCGACGTGCTGCGCGACATCGCGCGCGGGCTCGACGTGCCGGGCTATGCCGTCGGCACCGGCTACGTGCCGCAAACCGGCCTCGCGCTGATCCACCAGGGCGAGTCGATCTTCCCCGCGCCCGTCGCGAGCTGGATGCGCGCAAACGGCTTTCCGGTGGCGCAAGTCCAGGGCGGCGCGCCCGCGGCCAACGACGCGATGGTCGTCGAGCTGCGCGCGCTGCGCGCCGAAGTCGCGGACCTCAGGCGCGCGACTGCTGATGGCGCGGCGCGCGTAGCCGACACCGTGCGCAGCGGCGACGCCCGGGCGCAGTCACAGCGCGACGAAATCGCGCGCAACACCCGCGGCAGCACGGCCCGGAGCACGGCATATGGCTGATCCGCGCCCCGCCGAACTCGCCGCGCGTATCGACGCGCTCGCGGCCGACCTGCAGGCGCTGCGCCGCGCGCTGAGCGCGGGCGTGGGCGTGCCGGATATGTCCGGCCAGAGCGGCCGCGTGCTCGGCAACAACGGCGCAATGCCCGTGTGGACCGCATCCGTGACCGGGCCGACCGGGCCGACCGGCGCAACCGGTATAGCGGGCACGCCGGGTGCGCGCGGCGCAACCGGCCCGACTGGTGCTACAGGCCCGACCGGTCCGACCGGCGCAACGGGCACAAACGGCGTGAGCGTCACCGGCCCCACAGGCAACACCGGGCCGACCGGGCCGACCGGCCCCAACGCAACATGGGGCGCGATCACCGGCACGCTGTCCGCGCAGAGCGATCTTGCCGCCGCGCTCGCGGACAAGGGCTCGATGTCGGCGGCAAACACGTGGGCATCCGCGCAGACGTTTTCCGCCGGCTTCGCCGCGATCGGCACCGGCGGTAGAAAGCTGACTGTGCTCAAAGTGCAGGCAGCGACGCCCGTCAACAACGCCGCAAACGACGGCACGCTCTACCTCGTCTACTGACATGCCAAGCATCCGCTACCAGGACAACGCAACACTGCGCGCCGTGCAGTCCGTGTACTACCAGGACGCTAACCAGCTGCGTCCCATCCGCGCTGTCTACTACCAGGACGGCAACACGCTGCGCCTCGTCTATCCGCAGCTCGCAGCGAGCGCGTCGCCGGCATCTGCATCCGGGGCAGTCAATCGCCCCGGCCTGGTCACGAGCAATGCGGTCACGATCACTGCGACCGGCGCGCCGGGCACCGTGACGTATTCGTGGTCGCGCGTTTCTGGCAGCACGGCGATCTCGATCAGCTCAACAACCGCAGCGACGGTCACGTGGTCCGGCGGCGTTACCGGCCTCGGCCCAACGCTCGATGCAATCTGGCGCTGCACGATCACAGACACGATTACAGGCACGACGACAGTCAACGTGCCCGTCCATCTTGAGTACGCTCCATGACTATCCCCGCAACTTGGAAAACCGTCACTGTCACCCGCCGCTGGCTCGACAAGACTGGCGCCCCGCGCGAAGGCCTGGTGACCTTCACCGACGTGGTCTACGTGCGCGCCGCCGGCGACACGTACGTGCCGACCATCTTCCGCGCGCGGCTTGACGAGACCGGCGCGATCGCGGTGCAGCTGCCCGCGACAGACGACCCGGACATCTCGCCGCGCGGCTGGACGTACCTCGTGCGCGAGCAGATCAGCGGCCTGCCGGCGCGGCAATACATGATCCGCGTGCCGCACGACGCGGAGGCGATCAATCTCGCCGATGTTGAGCCCGCGGTGCCGGTCGACCCGACCAGCACCTACATCGACGAAATGGACATCGGCGTGCGTGTCGCGAGCCTCGTTGGCGGCAAAGTCCCGCTCGATGAGCTGCCGCCGCTGGATGCAGACGTGAGCAATGCGGACATCAACGATGCGATCGCGGCCGATCCTGCGGCGTCGCGCGCCGCGCTACAGCTCGGCAGCGCGGCGACTGCGGATGTGGCCGACTTCGACGCCTTCGGCGCGGCCGCGGCCGCGATCGCAGCGCTCCCAAAAGTTGCGCGCAGCGGCAGCTACAGCGATCTCGATGACAAACCCGTGATCCCGGCTGTGCCCGAAGACATCGGCGCGCTGGCGCGCGACGGCAGAGATGTGATGACGGGGGCACTGGCCACCGATGTTGCGGATGCCGAAGTCGTGCGATCGATCAGCAATGCGAGTGGCAATGTCTGGTGGGAGGCCATCGGCAACGGCAATCAGTTCGCGCGAGGCCAATACCGCTTCGGTTTTGGCGTATACGACGCGACAAGGTGGCTATTCGGCGACGACAGCAGCGGCGGCTTCGTCGCGCGCGTCGCGATCGCTAGTCCGAAATACATGACGAATGTCGACGGCCGAGGTGTAGGCGCGATCCTCGAGTGGCAGGGCTACGGAGTGAATTTCAGCGGCCGGGCCATCGTGGGACACGACTACGGGTATGCGCCGAACGATGATCCGGCTGACACGGAGCTCGTGTTTGGGCCGGGCTCGACCAGCGAGTTTCGCGTGCGCGATCCATTCGGCGACGAGAAGGGCGGCATGGACATGTCCGGCCGCTGGCGCGCGGGCAACATCCTGCCGCCCGAGCCCGTAGCGGGCCTGCGCGCACCCGCATCCGTCATCTACGGCGCGCACTGCGTCGCCCTCGACGGCCGCAAGGCCGGCGAAGGCCCCGGCGCGGGCACCGGCTGCCCGGTCTGGTGCGACGGCGAGCGCTGGCTCACTTACTACGACAACACCGAGGTGCAAGCATGAGCTCCGCATACTGGACGATCAGCCTGATGGCTACAGATCGCGACCTGAAAGCTCGCTGCAAAGCGGCCGCAGCCAAGGAAATCGCGGCCGGAACCGAGGCGTCGGAAGCGATGAAACCGTGGATGCGCGCCGGCGGCCTCGACGAGCCCATGTGGCTCATCGTCGCCCGCCCGGACATGATCTCAGCGTGGGATTACGCGCTGGGCACCGAGCGGCCCGAGGGCGCGCCGAGCATCGGCAGCGATCAGGCCGTGATCGCCGACGAGGTCATTCTCGCCGCAATTTCGGCGGTGTCGCAGCTGTGAGCACGGCATGACCGCACGCGTCTATTCCCCGCTCGATCGCAACCGCATTGGGCCGGGCCTGCTACTCGACGACAGCGATTTGCAGATCACGACCGGGCAAGTGTGCGATGGCGAGCGCAAGGCGCTCGGCTCGCTGCCGGTGATGAGCGGCGAATACGCGTACGAGTGCTACGTGTGGTCGACGTCGCAGGGCGATCTATCCGGCCTTGTGTCGATCGGCGTCGCGCAGCCGTCCAGCGCGCTCGATGCGGGCGTCGGCAGCGATGCGCTGAGCGTCGGATTTTGGCCGCAGGATGGCGTCGTTAAGTCCGGTGGATCGCCCGGCGGGCGCGCCGAACGACTGTGCATCGGCGTGCACCTGTCGCTATCGCCGAGCGCTGCATCATGCGAGTGGCTTGTCAACGGCTCGACGATCTACACGGCAGTGCTGCCTACGGGCGCGGCGTGGCTGATCGCTCTGGGTATCGGCTCATCCTCGCCCGGCGACGTCAATGCTGCGATCAACGTTGGTAAATGGCGTTTCGACACGCTCTCAAATGCGTATCGACACGGCTGGTCGCAACAGCGCAGCGGGCTCGCGACGATTCGCCTGGCGCTGTCGTCGGAGGGCTTTCACACGATCGATACAGACACGCCGGCGAACACACCGTTTGCGCCGGCCGTTCTAGATGGCGGCTCGATCGCAGTGAGCCGATCGACGCGGCCGTGGCAGATGCGGGGGGACGGCGACTACAACTCGTCTGCATCGTGCGAGATCGGCTTGGCGAATACCGCACAGCGCTACAGCGCGCTCGTCACCGACGACGTGATGGATTCTCCGATCGAGCTGTCGGTTATCGATGCGCCGCCCGGTGGCGTGGGATCACTCAGTGCTGCGCGGCGCATCGTCACCGGATTCCTCGCGGAAGCTCAGCACGCAAACGGCGGGCAAGTCGTGCATGTCACGATCCGTGACAGGCTCTATCAG